AATGGGCAGCAGGTGGAGCATCATTTCCATGGACAAGTTACACACCAACTCTCAAAAAACCTACCCCCCTTACTACTATTGCACGAAGAACACAGGACTTGAAGATTCGATGGATTATCATCGCCTCCTAAAGTTCTTGGCACAATATGGTCAACGCTCAATCGCTCCTCTGTGCCGCACATCTGGCAACACCCATCTCTTCTTATAATCTGTTCTCTTATCTTGCGCCACTTGGTAGTGCCACCATTATTACTAAGACTTGACATAGACACTCTTATAACAATGAATACAGAATGAGTAATGGATATTCTCGTAATTAAAGTAAGTCATCTGATGGCCTATAAGCCAGCATAGGTAGCGTCTCACTAATGCCATCCTTTGCGTAGCCAATGTTGCCAGGCTAGGCAACTATCTCCTGAATATCTGTGGTCGATATATTTCAATCCTAAGTGTATCTGTTCTATTGGGCTTTTATCTTTAGCAATAGGGTTCTTTATCTGTAATAGTCCATAGGTATAATTCTTAGTAGGGCTATTTAGATTACCTACCGCTTTTGAATTCCAAGCGCTTTCTTTACCTATAAGCCTTGATAGGCATATCGCTTCTTTTTTAGGTAAGGCTAAACGTACATATTCCTTTGGATTAATGGCATCTATTGAGCCACTATCTGCACTAGCCATTGGTATAGATAGAGATATCCCAATAACGAAGGCTACCCCCCGAGCGACGCGTAAGCGGCTCGGTGTGAGCCCTTTGTGGGCTCTAGCCTGTAGAGTACCAGCCCTGTCAAACTTATCTGCATAACCGCAGGTCAGAACGGCGTTGCGTAAGTTACTGGTCAGTAGAGTAAAAGCCGCTACCTTTGAATTGGATGTTAGGTACTGAGTAAATCTTCTGCATATTGCTATGGCAGAACTGGCAAGTAACAGTATGTGGTTCATGAATAGATAACTCCTTCTCGTACCGCAAGTTAGCCTCGCAGTCCTCGTTGGTACACTCAAACTCATATATCGGCATGGTTACCTTTTGGCACCTTTTGACACGTCCGGCATGGGACTTCCTTTATCTTCCAGGAGCCGCATTGGTTGCATCTCTCAGGTTCTAATTCTACCGAATCTTTATTAATATCTCCGTAAATAGGGAGCAATAGTTGAACCAGGTCTTGAAAGCGCATGAAAGCAAGATACTGTGAAGCATCTTCACCCTGTCCATTCATACGCACCACCACGGCGCTCAGTTCCTTACCTTGCGTCCTCTTCTCCACCTGTTTCAACCATGCTAGGGGCTGGAAGTCGCTTCTTGCCTTGACTTCTATGTCGAACGGGACATTATGAATGTCTTTCCCAGCCCCTCGACCAATGCTTGCGTTTCCCCACCACTGCGAGAGATAGGCTGCAACCACTCGCTCAGTCCGAAAGCCTCGGTCTTTTCTGCTTCTAGTCATAGGTCTACGCTATGCCTTGCCAGCAGAATTAACTACACCACAATTACAAGTCCAAGACTGTTTCATGTAGCGTTCTTTAATTTGTTGAATAGTTGGGTGAGCATTACATCCTTCACAGATGATGGCCCAGCCCATATCCTGAAGAATCTGCGCGGATGCTCGAATATGAGCCATTGCATCTTCATCTGGGAATTCTTCCCATTCATTATCTTGATTTTGAAAATATAACTTACCCACGTTTCACCTGCGGCTGCCATGTTCCATCTTTTGCTATTTCATACCAGATAGGGTCACATGGAATTTTACCTCCGGGCATATCTCTCGTACTGGTTTCAGGACATCTCCACATACCATACTGCTTACCCGCTTTGCTGGTCCCAGTCTTCCATATTCGAGCCCCATGTATGCAACTCTCGTCCGGCGCTGTCCCACCCAGTAATTGCTTCACCGTGTCTACTGCTGTTTCCATAGTCGCTGGCGGTGTTGCTTCCCACTGGGTCCATGGGTCATCCTCCTTTACCACTGGAACATACTCCTTTGATGTCTGAGCCATCTTTGCCTTAACCTCTGCTACTACGTTTTGAGTCTTTGCGACCTCTTCCATGCTCTCCCGCGTAGCAGTCTTAGCAGAACCTTTCAGCAGAATAATGGCGCGCCCTAAACTGCTTGTGGCGGTATCTTCGCAGTAGTAACGGGCCATATTTCGATTGTATAAATCTCTAGCGCCAAAAGCGATATTAGTTACTGCTGGATAAGCATCCGTTACATCTCGGTAAATTTCTGCTCTTACTCTGATAAATCCTTTGTCTGGGTCATGGAATTCAGTTACTAAATTAGAACGTCCCATAGGGTAATTCTCAATAAACCAGCGATTTAACGTAGCGACGTCTTCGTAATCTTCTAAATTAAACATATAGTTCGTTCTCCTGGTTTCTTAGGAATCCTGATATAGCAAAGTATGCTGCTCCGTCGATGTAATTATCGACTTTTCCAGTTTCCATTGACCTAGCGATTTTGACCAACGCCAAACACATAGCCACTTGGTAATCCGTAACCGGCATTTCGAGGTATGCAGACCATAAGGATGCTGTTCTGGACATGTTGTCTGTCGGGTGTCCATAGTCCATTCCACGGTCCTGGATAGTTGCGCGGGCTTCTGTAAGGTAGTCACCGGCGTTCATCCATTAACTTTCTGGAACTGCTCGATACGGCCTTCTATTTGTCCATCGTGGAATCCGGTCTTATACATAAGCAGACCGAGTAGTCCATGAGTGCCTAATAGGATTAACTGTAAAACTGTCATCTCTTCTCCCTTTGTAAGGTAGAGGCCGGTAGCAAGTCCAAGCACCAACTTAGGAGTATTCCGGCCCCTACAGGAAGAACATTACAGTGGTAATTCCACCTCGACTAGCACATTTTGATAACGAAATGGTAACAATTCCGTGTCGTCTACCTGGTCGTCAATAGTGCGCTTAACGTCAACGTCTAAATCATCCATAACGTTTACCTTGATAAATGAATGAACCATCTTTAGGGTCGATTGGAATAAGTTCAGGCGTAAAGCGCTTGCCATGCAAAGTGCCTACTACGAATCCCATCTGCCAGTTGGCATACCCTTTCGTGTAGCCCATACCGGGGCTTGAAAGGTCTACTAGGTTGCCAACCTCAACTCCCCATACAATGCGCCCGTATCGGCCCCCAGAGGCCTCAGAATGGGCTGATAGCCCTAGTCTGTGAGTGTGTCCTGATACGACTGACTTGCCCATACGCATAGCACCATTCAGGGCTGTTTGTCCAGGCTTGTTTGATAGTGGGAAAGCGTCTCCATGGCAAGTGTGCCAACCTGGAGCAAAGTCAAAGCCGTTTGGATGGTACTTAATACCAGCCTTGTCATAGCCCATAAACTTGTCATAGCGCAGCTCAGGCAAATTCATAAATGCCGGTAGTCTGCGAGATAAGGATTTGTAAACACGCGCTCCATGATTGGAGCCAACTACGTCAGTAACACCAAGGTATTCCAAAATCTCTAAAGTGAGTTTGCGATCCTCATCGATGTTGCCTTCGACCTCTTGCCAAGGTTGAGCGAATCCACCGAGTTGAGGTAGATCAATCTCATCACCAATACAGATGGTTTGGTGAGGCTTATAAGCCCTTAAAAACTTGCCTAGATTCTTGACTGCTGCTTCATGAAAGAACGGGGCTTGAATGTCTGAGATCCAAGCAATTCTTTTGACTGTCATTAGTCCTCGTCGTCGTCCTCATAATCACCAAACCGCTCTGGTTCGATAGGATCTGGCAAGATCCAACCTGGATACGACTGAACATCAGTAATCATAAATAAAGTGATGCCCTCGCTAAAACCAGCCTTACGCAAAGATTTATAGTATTCATGTAAACCGATGCAGTAAGCATCCAGTTTTGAATAACCTTGTTCCTCTAGCGCCTTGGTAGGTTTCTTTGCCATGTGGATAAGTGTCCCTTACTTCTTAAGAAGTTCCATCATCTGTTCTTGGCGTGTCTCTATTCTTGCCAATCGGTCAGCGAGAGATGATCCACCATTCGGCGTAAGAGTCCACAACCAACCGCGAACCAAATAACGCAAACCGCCAACAACAATAGTAAGCGTCGAGGCAATAGCGAGAACAAGTCCCGCCCAATCATTAGCGGTCACCGTAGACCATAGGCTTCATCTTTAGGATTTAGCCAACGCATTACTGGTGGGATTGTCGCTAATGCTCCAGCGTAAGCGATGTTCTTTGGGTCAGTTTCGCCCGCAGCGACAAGTGCAAGAGCAGCTGTTAGAAACGCTCTGCCCCAACTTGCTAGCATCTTCTTTAGGTCTTGGCTCATCTGTTCCTCCTAGTAATGGAATGTTAAAAAACTTCGAATCCGTGTCGCCAGCCTTTGTAAAACTGACATGAATGTGCTTGGTGTGTGGATTAACTCCGGTGTATTTGCGCCAACGCCAGAGGCTTCGAGCGCTTGCAATCTTGTGATTAAAGATGACATAAGCAATTCGTTTATCTGACTTGGCTGCAATTCGTATCTGGTCGGCAACGTAAGCAGCTGTGGAGGCTTGTTTGTCGAAATCAACATCGAGATCGATAGCGCGGACATACCCTGAATCAGGGTCAGGGTTATGATCGCTCTTTCGGGTCGAGTGCTTTGCATCTCCGATTGTGCCGTCCGAGTCACGCTTTCGATCTGGATAAGCATCGTCTGCCTGTTCTCTTAGTTGGACAACTGATTTAGATAAACGAGGTTTCATTAAAATCCAAGAGACTTCAAATCGTCTAAGTCCAAACCAAGTGCAGCCAATTTTGCAAGCGCTGCTTCTTTTGCGGCTTGCGCTACTGCTAATTCATTTTCTAATTTGATTTGTCTTAAGCGCATTTCAGCCCAGTCATTGCAAGCCTTTTCGTATTCAGTTGGTGTCAATTCAATTTGCTCACCATTGATAGTAGCAACCATTGTAGGATTCTCAGCCTTTAACTGTGCGATTAAATCTGCCTTTGTTGTCATAATTATGCCGCCTCGTATGTGATAAAGAACTCCCACGCATCAGATGTTGCGTAGGCTACTGGAATTGTTGCACCTGCATAGTCGTTGTAACCATAAGTGCCACTCGTTGCCAAAACTTGAATACGAACTTCGGTCGCGCTTTTCCACTCCATTTTGCCAGTATATGCAGCACCGAAAGTGTTATCCCAGAAAAAAGCCATAGACATAGTTTGATTTGCCACATAAGAACCCGAAGCAGCAACAGGTAAAGTTACCCAGTTATTCGTTGCAGCAAGTGATGATGTGCTGCCAAATTGAAATCTAAACCAAGCATTAACTGTTTTTCCTATTTGTGAATAACGAGCAACCATTGTTCCGTTGCCCAGACTAAAACCAGTTAAAGTTGGTGTCCATGCTGACCAAGTTCCACCAGCAGCAGGAGTTGCCCATGAAGGGACTCCACCAGCAACAGTCAATACTTGACCTGTTGTACCAATGCCTAAACGGGTGTTTGTGTTTGCAGTCGATGAACGGTATTCAATATCACCAAGAGTAGTTGATGGATTGAGTGCCTTTGTCGTTGTATCGATAGAGGAGCCGAGCGTGCGGATAGCAGCTGCGCCGTCCTTAACGAGGTCGGTATCGTCTGGGGTTTCCCAGGCGTAGTTGGTTGTTGTTGCCATGTTTCTCCTTTATCAGGCTACTATTGTAGCGTCAATCCATTCTAGTGTTGGGCTTAATGTGTTCCATGTCTCGGCTGCTGAGACTCCGTTCCAACGAGTGGACTGGAGGCTGTAGGCAGTTGGCGAAACAGTTAAAGTTAAGTAAAGCGAGTTATAACCAGCAGTAAAAGTCCAACCCTCGACGAATCCCTGGAATTGACCGTTAGTAATGTTTGAAGGTAAATCGATGATGTTTACCGGTAGACCCATAAAGACCTCTAATAAAGCGTCTCGATCACTATCGTCGATCTCCGGGCTAGAAAGTGGGAAAGTAATTGATTTAAACTGAGCCTCTGGAAATGCGCGCAAACCTAAATAGAACTCAGCCTGATCCAAAGCGTCTGCCCCGTTTTCAAGTGAAGTATTTATCTGATAAGCCTGTTGCCCATAAACAGCGATCGAAGCAGCATCCGAGGCGGATTCCTGAGCGTTTGCCTTATAGGTAATCGTCACGTTGTTACGGACATCGCCTGAGCGCTTTGAGGTTCTGATACCGCGAGCCAAGGCATGAGAACCAGTTAGATCAACATAACCATTAGTAGCAAGATAAGAGCTGCGGTGAGTGCTATCGGCATAACCGATTCTGCCCTGTGAATCCTCAAAAAGGTAACCGAGTCCAGAAGTAGCCAAAGAAGATACTAGGCTGTAAATGTCTGTGGTGTTTGCAGACCTAGCCGTTAATTCATAGTCCCCTGGTCGATCGATGTCACCAAGCCCAGAGTTCTCAGCCTCAGCCCAAGTTGTTGTTGCATTGTATCCAGCCCAAGTTTCAGCAGCTGGTACTTCATTCCAAGTATCAAACAGCGCTTCACTCAAAATAGTGTAGATCTGGTCACCGTCAAAGTCTTTGCTTAAAACGCCTTCTGTGAGTGTCTTAGGCAGTTTGGACAAAGCACCCAAGGCAACTACCTTGATTCGCTCTGAAATAGCCGTAGATGAGGCTTGGGTGACTTCTACGTCGATGTCTGTTACATAGCCACCAAAGAGATTTACAAAGGTGCCAGAAGAGTCTTTGACCTGGATGTTGATCTGGTCATTAACGTCAATCTCAATGGGAGATAGATCCAGGTTAAGAATCTCGACATTACAGTAACCGGCGTAAGGCTGGGAGTAGATGTCTTGGCGACCAGAAGTAATTGTAAGGTTGGAAAGCGTGAGGTTTGTGTAACTGCCTCCGCCATTGATTGTAAGGTTCCATTCAGGAGTCCATTGACTCATGCGATTAAAGCCGATCCAGGTCCACCGCCACCGCGATAAGAGGACTCGTTAATAATCTCTACAATCTGACGGGCTACGCCTTCTTTGTCCAAGGCTCCAGTTACGTTGATATTATAAACAGGTGCCATTGATGCGTTCTCAGCCATACGGAATCGTCCGACATCGAATGAACCAGCCGATGCAGCAGATGCAATAGCAGTAGTTGTAGCAGTGCTCATTACTTGACTGCTTGTTGAACCTCCTCCACCGCCACCACCGCCTCCAGTACTAGGAGTTGAAATTGTTGGCGCTGTGTAGGTTGGAGTGCTTACCTTTGGCGCTGAAACTGTTGGAGTCGTAAATGAAGGTTTAGAGATAGTTGGAATGTTGCCCAAGATAGGAATTGAGTTATAAGCCCTGATTATTGCATTGATGCCATCGATGGCACCAGATACAAGGTTACGAATAACATTAATAATACCGCCGATAATATCGACTACTCCACCTGCAACCCTAGCAACAAAGTTAATTGCACCGCCAAGAGCCACAGTAAATACTGGAACAATGTAATCAACAAGGAAAGCGCCTAACGCTTGAAAAGACTCCTTGTTTCGTTCGATTGCATCCTTGAGCGGATCAAAGAGTTTTATGAACTTCTGAAAGTCCGGTATTACTTTATTAACAATTAGGTCAATAAGTTTTTGGATAATAGGCAAAAGGTTATAACCGATTGTCTCAACGCCTTCATCGAAAGCAACCTTTAGGCGATCCATTCGACCTTGGAAAGTCTCAGCGTTCTTAGCAGCTGCGCCACCAAAGAGATCGCTTAACTTAGTTTGAACCTGAGTAAAAGACATTGCCTTTAATTCAGCAGCAGTCAATCCAATACCTAATCGACCAAGAGCAGCGCTGTTACCATCGTAGGCTTTACCTAAAGCATTGGCTACGCCTTCAAGTGGCTTGCCTGTTTGTGTAGAGATGTCAAGAGCAAGAGATAATAGATCTTGAGCCTTTGATACGTTGCCAGTTGATAAAGCCAAACGAGCAAGCGCTGGACGGAGATTGTCATCTGCAACGCCAGTAGCGCGAGCCATCTTATCGATGGAGTCTTCTGTAGCTGCAATCTGTGCCTTAGTTGCGTTAGTTGCGTTCTCTAATGCTGAGGCTAATTTAACTTGGCTTTGTTCATCGGCTAATGCAGCCTTAACGCCATCGACGCCGATCTTAACTGCATAGGCTCCAGCAGCTGCAGCAGCCGCTAAAAACGCAGCCCCGGCTACTTTGCCAAACTTTTCTAACTTACCAGCAGATTCTTCAACGTCACCGTTAGCAGCTTTTAACTTCTTATTAAGATCATCGACGTCAGCAAGGATCGAGAGTTTAAGGGTTCTATTACCTGCCATTAATCCCACTCCTTCAAAATCTGACTAAATGCTTCTTCCCACTTCTGTACTAACTGAGGCTGAATCTGACGCAAAGTCGGATAGATAAAATAACCTGAGTTACCTCTGCCCTTGTTAGGCGTACGCTTTGGGAACTGCTTAAATCTATTAGATCCAAACTCCATACCGTAAAGTAGGTCAAGAGTTGAACCGCCACCGCTAAACTTTTGGCGAGCAAAGCCGTAACTGAACTCACCGATCTTTGAAGTCTTGCTTACCTTAACTCCATCAGCAATACGGCGAGCAGCAGTCCCTGAAACCGTACGAGTCGCTGCTGCGATCTTAATCTGTTGAGAAGCATATTCAGCAAGATTAGAAGATTCCTTTTTAGCAGCTTCAACGGCTTCATCTGACATACCTTTGAAAGCCCTGGTAATACCGCGTAGATCTGTTTTGTCATAAGCGATCTTGACTTCATCTGCCATCCGATCGCTCCTTCAATATATCTATCGCCGTTAAAATGTCGTCTGCGTCCTCCCAGTATTGCATCGGTATCCCCGTCTCTATTGCTAGATTAACGAGGATCCGCCTTATGCTTCCTGGTTGGTGGCTTTTGGGCTATCGTCTCCGACCGTTACATCAGCAACGGTTTCAGACCAAATGTCGTAAGACTTAACAGGCTTTCCAGCGTTCTCTCGCTTGTAAGCGTTATAAGCCAGAAACATGAGATCCCAAATGCCAATCTTGTCATTAGCCTGAGAAA